GCGCGCGGGAGCTCGGCGGCAGACGTCGACGTCGAGGCCTTCCGGGCCTACAAGCAGGCGTTCCAGAACGTGCTGCGCAAGGGCGAGAAGAGCCTCCCGGCGGACGAGTTCAAGGTCCTGCAGGTGGGCGTCGACTCGGATGGCGGTTTCCTGGTGCCGGCCGACACCTCCGGCCGCATCGTCAGCCGCGTGTTTGAGCTGTCGCCGATCCGCGCGATCGCGAACGTGCAGCCGATCAGCTCGGATCGCCTCGAGGGCATCGCCGACATCGGCGAGGCTGCGGACGGCTGGGTGGGCGAGACCACGGACCGTCCCGAGACGGCCACGCCTGGCCTCGGCAAGTACGAGATCATGGCGCACGAGCAGTACGCGCAGCCGAAGGCGACGCAGAAGCTGCTCGACGACGCCTCGGTCGACGTCGAGGCCTGGCTGGCCACGAAGGTGGCCGACCGGTTCGCGCGTCGCGAGGGCGCCGCCTTCATCACCGGCAACGGGGCGGCGCAGCCGCGCGGCTTCGCCGCATACCCGACGGCGGCCACGGCCGACGCCACGCGGGCGTGGGGCACGCTCGAGCACGTGAACACGGGCGTCAACAGCGCCTTCGCGGCTTCGAACCCCGCGGACGTCCTCTTCGACCTCGAGGCGTCGTTCAAGACGGCCTACCTGGCGAACGCACGGATCGTGACCCGCCGGTCGGTCATCACGCTCATCCGGAAGTTCAAGGACCTGCAGGGCCAGTACCTGTGGCAGCCGGGTCTGCAGGCCGGCCGGCCGGCGACCCTGATCGGCTACCCGCTGGTCATGGCGGAGGACATGCCGGCGCTCGCGGCGGGCTCGCTGTCGCTCGCCATGGGCGACTTCAGCGAGGGCTACCAGATCGTCGACCGGCTCGGCGTGCGGACGCTGCGCGACCCGTACACCGAGAAGCCGTACGTGAAGTTCTACTCGATCCGTCGCGTCGGCGGCGCGGTCGTGAACTTCGAGGCGATCAAGTTCCTGCGCTTCGGCACCTGATCCGCCGAGCCCCCAGGGCCGTCCCTCCAGCCCGGCGGCGAGCTCGCCGCCGGGCGCACCCACGAACTTAGAGGACTTCTCCATGCGCGACTTGATGAGCAACATCCAGGTCCGCCGCGCGATCTCGCCGGCGGCCAGCCTGCTCGACAACACGCCGATCGTTTCGCAGGTCATCGACCGGCAGGGCTTCTTCTCGCTCGGCTTCGCGATCCTGATCGGCGCCGTGCCGGACGCGGACGCCACGTACACCGTGCTCGTCGAGCACGGCGACGCGGCGAACCTGTCCGACGCGGCGGCCGTGCCGGATGCCGAGCTGATCGGCTCGGATCCGAACAGCGTCACGGCGCCGGAAGCGCAGGCCGGCTTCACGTTCGCCTCCGACGACCAGGTCCGGAAGATCGGGTACCGCGGCAGCCGCCGCTACGTGCGCCTCACGATCACGCCCGCCGCGAACACCGGCGCGACGCTGATCGCCGCGGTCGCGCTGCTCGGCAACGCCGAGGTCAAGCCGGTCGTCCAGCCGGCGGCCTAACGGCGCCGGTCCAGTGACCACGGGCGGGGCCGCGACTGCGGCCCTGGCCCTCTCCCGGAGCACGCGATGTCCGTCACCGTCACGGTCGCACCCACCGCCGAGCCGGTCACGCTGGCGGAAGCTCGCGCGCACCTGCGGCTCGATCACAACGACGAGGACGGCCTGCTGGCAGGCTACCTGCTCGCGGCGCGGCAACACATCGAGGGCGAGACGCGCCGTGCTCTGTCGCAGCAGACGCTGCAGTACCGCATCGATCGCGACTGGCCTACCGCGTGGATCGGCGGCGCATCGCGCGACGGGATTGCGCTGCCGCGGGCGCCGCTCAGGTCCGTGGTCGGCATCGAGTACGTCGATCCGGTCGGCGACACGCAGACGCTGCCTGCCTCGCAGTACCAGGTCGCGCGCGCCAACGATTCCAAGCTCGAGGGCCTCATCCTGCCCGCGTACGGCGTGACCTGGCCGCGTGTGCGTGAGCAGTTCGAAGCGATCACCGTCACGTTCGTGGCCGGGTACGGTGGCAGCCTCGCGCTGCCCGAGCCGCTGCGGCAGGCGATCCTGCTGCTGACGGCGCACTTCTACGAAAACCGCGAGCCGGTGAACGTTGGGAACATCGTCACCGAGATCCCGCTCACGGTCGCCAGCCTGGTCTTCCCGTACCGGGTGCTGGGCTGATGCGAGCCGGGCGCCTCGATCGCCGCGTGACGATTCAGTCGCGCAGCCTGGCGTCCGACGCGCAGGGCCAGCAGATCGAAAGCTGGACTGACGTGGCGACGGTCTGGGGTCGCCGGCTGGACCTCCGCGGCCGCGAGTTCATGGCCGCCGAGGCCAAGCACGCCGAGGCGACTTGCACGTTCGAGCTTCGCTACCGCGCCGACGTCACGCCGCTGAATCGGCTGGTGTGCGAGGGCCGGGTCTACAACATCGTGCACGTCGCCGAGATCGGTCGGCGCCAGTCGCTGCAGATCGTCGCGTCCGCTCGGGTGCCGTGATGGTCGAGTCCGTGAAGGTCGAGGGTCTGCGCGAGCTCCGCGAGGCGCTGGTGCGCAAGATCCCGGCCGAGATGCAGGGCAAGGTCTTGCAGTCGGCGCTGACGGCCGGCGCGAGGCCGATCGTCAACGAGGCGAAGACGCGGGTGCCGCGGCGGACCGGCCGCTTGGCCAAGGCGATCTACTCGCGCCGCAACCGCGAAGGCAGCAACGGCGTCCGAGAAGAGCGCGTGATCACCGTGCGGCAGGGCGGCCGGCGCGACCGGGACGGCTACTACTGGCGCTGGATCGAGTTCGGCCGCGGCGTCGTGCAGATCGCGCGAGGCGTGCTCGGCACGCCGGGGAAGGGCTTCTTCGGTCGCGAAGTGAAGGCGGTACCGGCGCGTCCGTTTCTACGGCCCGCGTTCGAGAACCGCAAGACGGATGCGCTCGAGGCGATCCGCGTGCGGCTGGCGAAGGGCATCGCGAAGGCCGCCGAGAAGGCGCGCTGGCGCACCTCCAAGGGCTAGGCATGGCCGTCAAGACCGTCCGCGACGTGCTGGCCGCCGCCGGCGCGGTGACCGCGCTCGTGCCTGCGCAGCGCATCACGCCCCTGCACCGGCCGCAGTCGGTCGAGGTGCCGGCGATCACGCTGCAGCGGATCTCGCTGACGCCGAACAACCACCTGCGCGGCGATACCGAGCTGGACGCGAACCGCGTGCAGCTGGACGTATACGCGGAGACCTATGCCGCGGCTCGCGCCGTCGCCGACGCGTGTCGCGCGGCGCTCGTGGCCGCCGGGCACCTGCTGCAGACCGAGTTCGACTCGCACGAGCCGGAGACCGACCCGGATCTCTACCGGGTGACCCAGGAATACAACGTCTGGACATGAGGAACTGACATGGCACTGAAGACCCAGGGCACCCGCCTGCGCGTGGCGTCGACGAGCGGCTCGCCTGTGAACATCACCGGCATCACGGCCGCCAACCCGGCCGTCGTCACGGCCGTGGCTCACGGCCTGGCAACAGGCGACGTGGTCATCATCCGCGGCATCGTCGGCATGGTGCAGCTGAACGACCGGGCGTTCGTCGTCGACAACCTGACCGCCAACACGTTCAGCCTGCGCGGCATCGACTCGACTGGATTCACCGCCTACACGTCCGGTGGCACGGTCGCGCGCCAGACCCTGATCGACGTCGCGGAGACCTCGCAGATCGCCGGGTTCGACGGTCAGGCGACCGAGGTCGACACCACGCACCTGCGCTCCACGGCGAAGGAGTATGTGCTCGGGCTGCAGGACTTCGGCAACGTGACGCTGTCGATGTTCACGGTCAGCGACGCCGGCCAGGCCCGGCTACGCGCGCTCAAGGCGCAGGGCAACGCGGCCGCGTTCGCCGTCACGCTGTCGGACAACAGCGTCGCGGCGTTCATGGCGTTCGTGCGTTCGTTCACGTTCGACGTCGGCGGGCCGGACGGGACGGTGCAGTCGCAGGTGCAGCTGCGCGTGACCGGCGAGCCGGCCTGGTTCGCCTGATGCTCTCTCGCGACCAGATCCTCGGGGCCGACGACCTTCGCCGCGAACGGGTCGACGTGCCCGAGTGGGGCGGGCACGTGTTCGTCGGGATGATGACCGGCACCGCCCGCGACGCGTTCGAGGCCTCGATCGTGAAGGACGGCAAGCCCGAACTGTCGAACATGCGCGCGAAGCTCGCGGTCGCCTGCATGGTCGACGAGGCAGGGCGCCCGATCTTCGGACCCGGGGACGTGGCGGCGCTCGCCGCCAAATCGGCCGCCGCGCTCGACCGCGTCGTGAAGGTCGCCCAGCTTCTCAACCGGCTCGGCGACGCCGAGCTCGAGGAGATGCGGGGAAACTGAAAGCCCGGCCCGAGCGGCGGTTCTACCTCGCGCTCGCGCTCCGGCTGGGCAAGACGGTTCGGGAGCTTCTCGCGTCGGTCGACAGCGCGGAGCTGACCGAGTGGATGGCCTTCATGAGCCTCGAGGCCGAGCGCGAGCAGCCGGCCGCGCAGCCGGATCCGGAAGACGCGTGGCGGAAGGTGTTCGGGAGACCGCATGGCAAGTCTGGGTAGACTCGTTGTCAGCCTGGCGGTCGACACCGCCCGCTTTCAGGGCGATCTCGGCCGCGCGGCGGCGGTCGCCGAAGCGCGGATGCGGAACATCAAGGACACCGCGACGCGCGCGCTCGGCGCCGTGGCGGCGGCGGCCGGGGCCGCTGGCGGCGCGCTCGTGGTGGCGCTGCAGGCGGCCGCGAACCGCGCCGACGACCTGGTGAAGCTGGCGCAGGCCAGCGGTGTGACGGTCGAGCAGCTCTCGCGGCTCGAGTACGCGGCGAAGCTGTCCGGCGTCGAGACGGAGACGCTCGGCAAGGCGCTGCAGCGGCTGGCCGCGGCCGGCGCGCCCGACGCGAACGAGGCGCTGCTCGCGCTCGCCGACCGCTTCGCCAAGATGCCAGACGGCGCCGCGAAGACCGCGCTCGCGATCGAGACGTTCGGCCAGCGGCTGGGCCCGGGCCTGATCCCCCTGCTGAACTCGGGGCGCGAGGGGCTGCAGGCGTTCGCGGCCGAGTCGGACCGGCTCGGCAACACCATCAGCACGAACACGGCGCGCCAGGCCGAGGCCCTGAACGACAACCTGACGCGGCTACAGGTGGCGGCGTCAGGGCTCGCCAACCGGCTGCTCGCAGAAGTCGTCCCTGGACTCTCGCGCTACGCGGAGGCGCTCGCTACGGGCGTGACGCAGTCGCAGGCGCTCGGAGGCTCGGTGTCTGCGGTCGGCAGCATTATCCGCGGGATGATCTCAACCGCGGATCGGGCAGCGGTCACCTTCTCGAGTTTCGCGAAGACGATCGGCGCAGCGGCCGCGGTCGCTGCCTCGGCCGCCCGCGGCGACTTCAGCGCCGCCGCTGAGATCATCCGGCAGCGCAACGCGGACGCCGCAGCGGAGACAGCGGCGCTGCAGGAGCGGCTCAAGGCGCTGTACTCCGACGCGACGACGGCGCCGATCGCCGCCGCTGCCCCGCGAGTCGCCGCCGCCATCGTGGCGCCGATCAGCGAGGCCAGCCGGAAGGCGAGGGAAGAGGCCGAGCAGCTGCGGCAGCTCGCCGTCTCCAACCTCAAGTTTCTCGACAACGCGCAGAGCCGGGTGGCCATGCAGAGGCAGTTCGAGGCC